TGGAATGGGGCTTGTGGAGTATTTTCAACCGTTCTTACTGAGGCCGCGATCCGCTTCCAGAGCGAGACTATCACTGAAACGTTCCCTTCTCAAGGCCCAGTCAAGACGGAAATTATCGGTGCAATTGATCGCCTTAAAGAAGAGGCGGCAAACCGCGTTCGTGAAGATATGAACTATCGCCTGACTGAGCAGATGCCCGAGTACAGACCAGAGCATGAACGCATGCTGTTTAATTTGGGACTTGCTGGTTCTGCGTTTAAGAAGGTGTACTACGACCCGGGTCTGCGCCGTCAAGTGTCACTCTTTGTTCCTGCTGAAGATGTGATCATTCCCTATGGCTCAAGCGGTGCCCGCACTGCTGAGCGTGTGACGCACTTGATGCGCAAGACAAAGAATGATGTAAAAAAGCTACAGGTCAATGGTTTTTATCGTGATGTTGATTTGGGCGAGCCTGTTCAGATTCATACTGATGTTGAGAAGAAAAAAGCTGAAGAACAAGGCTATTCAGTCAATGAAGATGATCGCTATCAGATTGCTGAAATCCAAGTTGATTGGAATCTAAAAGGTTACGAGCAAGAAGATGACATTGCCCTGCCTTACATCATTGCAATTGATCGTGGCACAAATAAAGTTTTAGCTATTTATAGAAACTATGAAGAGGATGACGAAACTTATGCGAAGCGTCAGCACTTGGTTCAGTACGACTATGTACCGGGCTTTGGTGCTTATGGCATGGGTCTTATCCATATCATTGGTGGTTATGCTCGCGCTGGCACTTCTCTTATCAGGCAACTTATTGATGCAGGTACTCTTAGCAACTTACCCGGCGGGATGAAGTCACGCGGTCTGCGTGTAAAGGGTGACGATACACCGATTGCACCGGGCGAATTTAGAGACGTAGACGTACCAAGCGGCTCAATCAAAGACAACATCATGATGCTCCCGTACAAGGAGCCATCACAGGTGTTGGCAGCACTGCTAAACCAGATCACAGAAGAAGGTCGTCGCCTTGGCTCTATTGCTGACATGAAGGTCAGTGACATGAGTGCGCAGGCTCCTGTGGGTACGACGCTTGCTCTCTTAGAGCGGCAGCTTAAGATCATGGGTGCGGTGCAAGCCCGTGTTCACAACTCAATGAAAGAGGAGTTCAAGCTCCTTAAGAACATCATTAGAGATCACGCGCCCGCGAGCTACGACTACGACCCAGTAGCAGGCAATCCAGAGGCAATGCAGGCAGATTACGACATGGTTGAAGTTATACCTGTCAGTGATCCCAACAGCTCTACGATGGCTCAACGCATCATGCAGTATCAGGCTGTAATGCAGTTGGCTCAGCAAGCACCTCAGATTTACGACCTTCCAATTTTGCATAGGCAAATGATTGAAGTACTGGGTGTGAAGAATGCTGAGAAGCTTGTGCCAATTGATGACGACATGACACCGCGTGATCCGATCAGTGAGAACATGGCGTTCTTGCGAGGAGAGCCTACGAAGGCGTTTATCTATCAGGATCAAGACGCACACATTGCGGCTCATACAACGTTCATGCAGGATCCAATGATCATGCAGACGATGGGTCAGAACCCTGCGGCTCAGCAGATGATGGGGGCAATCATGGCTCACATTGCTGAGCATTTGGCATTTGCGTATCGCCGTAAGATTGAAGAGCAGTTGGGCGTACCACTCCCACCACCCAACGAGAAACTTCCTGAAGAAGTTGAAGTTCAGTTGTCTCAGCTTGTGGCGCAGGCATCAGTCCAGTTGCTTCAGCAGAACATGGCTCAGATGCAGGACAAGAAGAACCAGCAGATGCAGCAAGACCCGCTTATTCAGATGCAGCAGGCTGAGTTGCAGATCAAGGCACAAGAAGCACAGACCCGTGCGCAGAAGACTCAGGCTGACATCCAGTTGGCTCAAGAGAAACTCAAGCTTGAGGCTCAACGCATCATGATGGACATGCAGAAAGAGCAGCAACGTGTGACCTCGCAAGAGCGTCAGACTACTCAGAAACTTAAGGCTGATTTAGTTAAAAACATTACTAAACCACAACCCGGGGGTGTCAGATGAACGAAATAGAACTGCTTAAGAAGCAGAATGACGAATTTCGCCAACAGGCGATAGACAAACTTGCTACTGGCGGAGTCAAAGACTACGCAGAGTATCGGGAATTGGTAGGGGTTATTAGAGGTCTTGACCACGCCAATTACAACCTTCAAGACCTCAAACAACGTATAGAAAGACTAAACGATGAGTGAAATACTCGTAAGCCAAGACGGTGCCACAGCCACTGTACTTCCCGCGACGGCTGAAGAGAAAGCTAAGCAGGTTCCTGATCCTGCTACTTTTCATATTCTTTGCATGCTTCCCAAAGCAGAAGAAGAATTTAGTGAGTCCGGTATCCTTAAATCCGCTACTGCCATGTACCACGAGGAACTTCTTTCCCCCGTGTTATTTGTAGCCAAAATAGGGCCAGACGCATTTAAAGATGAAAAGAGGTTTCCTTCTGGGCCTTCATGCAAAGTTGGAGATTTCATTATCACCCGCCCCAATACTGGCACCCGTATGAAAATACACGGTACAGAGTGGCGTTTGATCAATGATGACTCTATCCAAGCGGTTGTCCAAGACCCTCGCGGCATTCAACGCCCATAAGGAGAAATCATGGCTAATTTTGAAAAAACTGAGTTTGTATTTCCTGATGAGAAAGAGGAAGCCGAGAAAAAGGCTAATTCTTCTCTAAAGTCTGAAGAATACGACATTGAGGTTGTAGACGACACCCCATTAGCGGACAGAAACCGAGGGGAACCGTTAGATACGCCACCTGAAGAAGTCACTGAAGAAGAACTTGACAAATACACTGATGTCAAGCTCAAAGAGCGACTGTCTAAATTAGGTCGCGGGTATCACGACGAGAGACGAGCTAAAGAAGCGGCATTTCGTGAAAAAGATGAAGCTTTGCGTCTGGCGCAGTCAATCGTTGAAGAGAATAGAAAGCTTAAAGGTACGCTCAGTACTAGCCAAGAAGCTCTATTGGAGCAGGCCAAACGGACTGTTTCAGCAGAGGTAGAAGAGGCTAAACGAGACTACAAGAGTGCTTACGAGGCTGGGGACTCAGATGCTTTGGTTGCAGCGCAGGACAAACTAACCTCCGCCAAGATCAAAGCTGAGCGAGTAAATAATTTTAAGCCTGCCCCTTTACAAGATAATAAATCTGATGTACAAACTCAACAAATCGCGCAAGCAAACGCGGTTGATCCCAGAGCATCTGACTGGCAAGCCCGGAATAGCTGGTTTGGGAAAGACCGTGAAATGACCGGTTATGCGCTTGCGTTGCATGAAAAACTGGTCGTAGAGGATGGTGTTGATCCTAAGTCAGACGAGTATTACCGTAGACTCAATGGCAGGATCCGCCAAGTATTCCCAGAGAGGTTTGCCTCTGAGGAATCCGCTGATGCACAAACATCTCAGCGCTCGCCAAAAGCAAATGTTGTTGCACCAGCAACGCGCAGCACTGCACCTAGAAAAATCGTGCTGAATGCAACGCAGGTACAACTGGCTAAACGGTTGGGAGTTCCTTTGGAACTGTACGCCCGTAAAGTCGCAGAAGAAATGAGGAAATAAAAATGGCTGAACAAAATCGATTGAAGCGTGAACTTGAAACTCGTGAAAAAGAGAGCAGACCTGCTGCAAAGTGGACTCCGCCTCAACTTCTCCCCGAAGTACATGAGGAGCCCGGCTACGCTATGAGATGGATTCGCACCAGCATGGGTGGTGTGGGTGACGCTAGAAATATTTCCGCAAAACTTCGTGAAGGATGGGAGCCCGTAAAGGCTTCTGATCACCCTGAAGCGCACACATTTGCCGATCCAAATTCTCGGTTTAAAGATGCGATTGAAGTCGGTGGACTTATCCTTTGTAAAACACCTGCTGAGTTTATTGATCAACGCTCCGCGTACTACCGTAATATGGCTGAATCGCAGATGCAATCAGTAGACAACAGCTTCATGCGCGAAAATGACGCCCGCATGCCATTGTTCAGCGATAAACGCACGACAGTGACTAAGGGATCAGTTTTCGGAAAAGGTACTTAAATTTTTTGGAGGCTTAAATGTCAACTACCAATTCTCCCTATGGGCTACGTCCCATTAACCGTAACGACGGCATGCCTTATGCTGGCGCTACGAGTCAGTATCTGATTGACCCAGCAGGCCTTAATTCCAACTTGTTCTACGGACAAGCTGTTCTTATCAATGCTAACGGTTATATCGCTTTGTGTACCGCCAACGGCGAAGACTTAACTACTAACAACCTTGGTGGTTCTAGTCTTGGTGCTTGGGGCGTTTTTGTTGGTGCTTCATACATCAACGCACAAGGTCAGCAGATTTACGGCCAGTACTACCCCTCCGGCACAACCGGCGTGGTAACTGCATACGTTATTACTGATCCTAACGTGACTTTCCAAGCTCAATTGGATGGCCAAGTTACTCAAGCCGCTCTTGGCGCAAACACCTTCTTTGCTGCTGTTCAGTCTACTTCTACAGGTTCTACCCGTACAGGTAACTCTACCAGCGCCTTGGAAAGCACAGTAGTTACTACTGCCGCTGCGTTTAAGATCATCGGTTTCGCTTCCCCATTGACTGATACTTACACTGAAGTGTTTGTTAAGTTCAATCCCGGCGCTTCCGCTTTCACTAACGCCGTTGGCATCTAAGGAGCTAAATCATGGCTATTTCACGCGCACAACTACTTAAAGAGTTGCTTCCCGGTCTGAACGCATTGTTTGGTCTGGAGTACGCTAAATACGGCGAAGAGCACAAAGAGATCTACGAAACAGAGACATCTGAACGTAGCTTTGAAGAAGAGACAAAGTTGTCTGGCTTCGGTCAAGCACCAGTCAAAAACGAGGGTTCAGCCATCGCTTATGACAATGCACAAGAAGCATGGACTGCACGTTACACCCACGAAACCATTGCAATGGGCTTCTCCATCACAGAGGAAGCTGTGGAAGATAACTTGTATGACTCTTTGTCTTCACGTTATACTAAGGCTTTGGCCCGTGGTATGGCTTACACCAAGCAGGTTAAGGCCGCTTTTGTGTTGAACAACGGCTTTGCCGGTGGCCCCACTTATGGTGACGGTCAAGTTCTGTTCTCAACAGCACACCCCTTGGTTTCTGGTGGCACTAACAGCAACACTCCTTCCACTGCGGCTGACTTGAATGAAACATCGTTGGAAAACGCTGTTATTCAGATCGCTGCTTGGACAGACGAGCGTGGCTTATTGATCGCTGCTAAGCCCAAGAAATTGGTCATTCCACCAGCACTGCAATTCGTTGCTACACGTTTGCTCGAAACCGAACTTCGCGTTTCTACAGCCGACAATGATATCAATGCATTGAAGAACAATGGTTCAATCTCTGAAGGTTACTGCGTTAACCACTATTTGACTGACACCAATGCTTGGTTCTTGACTACAGACGTACCTAACGGCCTGAAGCACTTCATTCGTTCACCCTTGTCTAACAGCATGGACGGCGACTTTGATACAGGTAACGTTCGTTACAAAGCCCGTGAGCGTTACAGCTTCGGCGTGTCTGATCCTTTAGGTATTTTCGGTTCACCCGGAGCCTAATGAAAATGAAAAAGAGGCCTTGTGCCTCTTTTTCTTTTCGTGTATATTGCAAACTATTCCGGGCTTATCCGGTGCATTAGACAGTCCCGGCTGACGACATACAGACTGATGCACTTAACTTGTATGTAAGGACACATATCATGGCACGTACCACGTTTCAAGGCCCAGTTCGTTCATTGGGCGGCATTTATCAACAAGGCCCAGCTACTGTTGTTGACATCACAGCAAGCACCACATTAAGCCCCGAAGCTCATGGCGGTCGCATCATCGCTGTTGGTGGCACATTGGCCGCCGCACTGACTTTGACATTGCCAGCAATTAACACATCAGCTAACTCTATTACATCTGGCCCCGGTCAAGACCCAAGCACAGCCAACAACGAAGGCGTGTTGTACACCATCTGGGTTCCTACAACGATTGCTACTAGCTCGTTAAAGATTGGCACAAACGGCACTGACAAATTTGTTGGTACTTTGATTTCTGTTGATACAGATACATCTGACGCAGTTGTTGGCTTTACAGCCGCCGCCGCTAACGATTTTATTAACTTAAACGGCTCTACCACTGGCGGTGTTGCTGGTTCGTGGGTGCAGATTTTTGCTATTGCGGCTAACAAGTACATGGTTACAGGCACAGTCCTTGGCACTGGTACTGTTGCTACACCATTTGCTAACTCCTAATCAACCCAAGGGGCTTCGGCCCCGTTTTTAAAGGAGATTGATTATGATGCAAACAGACGTTAAATCGGGCCACCTTAACAACTCAGGTTTTGTTGTTTTGGGGCGCAATAGGCTTAAA